CTGATAATTGTTCTCTGGAGTGGCATTATTGTACAAACAGATGTAAACTCTGAAATCAGAGTTCATTACATAGAAGTTCGCGTCATAAATGTCAAAAGAACCTGATGGTTCTGAGGGATTAGAACGACTAATGTCGTTTCTCCACATGTCATAAGTGGTTCCAGATGACCAGGTAATCTTTCTCACAACCTGAGCAACATCACTTGTGCCAATTTTCTTAAGGGCCAGCATCGTGTCCCAATAATCATTGGACTGATCCAGATTATCTTTTGGAGCAGGTGGATCTGAATCCCAAGTTGACGAATAATCCGTCGCATTGGGAAGACCAATGAATGTGTAATAAGAATTTGAAGTGGACTGAACTCCAGCAACAAAATTCTTAGCATTCAAAATACGAAGTTGGTCAGTAATTATTGCTGCCATTTGTGGAAAGTTTTTCTTTATTTAGTGGTGTTTTAGACGGTTGTGTAACCAACTGCCTTGAGTGGGTTATAACGAGCGATCACACCTGAAGTCGAAACTCCGGTTACACCATTGTCACCATAGAAACTGAAGGTTTGTGGGTCAATCCTGTTAGGAATTGTGATCTTACCCCAACTGAAATCACCCATATAAGGTGCAGTTGTATAACCAATGCTTCCAGAGTTGTCAACATTTACGAAGATTCTTCTCAAAGTGGTTGTAAATCCAACCAATGAACCCTGATGGATGATTTGATCATTGTCTTCGAAGGACTCAACCTGGTAAACACAATCCAAAGCAGTGGTTGCGAGACCAACGTGACCACCTGCGGTGTTGCGCGAGGCAAATGTTCCACCAACGGAGAGGTTTGTGTTAGTAATAACTAGGTAATCACCAGTCGAAATTCCACTAATTGAGGTTGAACCTAATCCAACATAGGTGTAATCACGAATCACAGAGTCAAGTGGGATGAAGGTGTCAAAGTAAATTTGACTGTCTGAACCAGAAGTTGTAGTTCCCACCCCAACAATGATACCAAAATCACCGGCATATTCAGTTGGAACTGAAGTCTCAATGACTGAAACAGGTGGTTCGATAAGAACCTCAGGAACGGAGGTTCCTGTGTAACCAGTTCCAGGTGCAGTGACGGTGATTGAGGAAACAGTTGATCCACTTAGAACAGCAGTTCCTGTTGCTCTTTGTGTTGTTCCAAGTCCAACTGGTGTTTGAACGGTAACAGCAGGTGCAACTGTGTAACCAAAACCAGCAGTTGTAACATCGAAAGAACTAATTGTGCCAGCAGTTGAGACAATTGCGGTTGCGGCCGCTGCTGTCAGAGTGTCTTGCGAGGTGATGTTGATCTTTCTTTGATATTTGCCAAGATCTGCCTCTGCCAATTCATTGAACTGGTCAAAGATTGGGGTGACATTATCAACATAAACGATTGTAGAACCAACTCCAACAGGTTGTAGGAGATAAGCAACACCAAAGATGTTAGGTTCATAGTTATCTCTGTTCTTACCAATAGGTTCACCATTAATAATCTTATCAACGGTCTGACGACACCAAGTAACAGGTCTCAGAAGAGTTGCGTCCTGAGTGACACCAGGTCCACCATAAGGATTAGTTTCAACCAAATCAGATGTAACAACCTTTGAAACTGTTCTTGGATCTTGATCCAAATCCTTACTTTGACCTCTCGAAACATCGTGATTGAGTTCCAAAGTGTCACCCCGCTTCACATTCTTGATGATCTCAACATCAACGATATCGACATCTTCAGTTCCTCTGTAGAAGAGGATCTTAGATGTGTCACCTAGTTGAGGTGCTTCAGAGAATGTGATTTGTGAACCACCACTAAACTGATAAGCAGAAGTAGGTTCTTGTAGAATGTCATTGATGTAAACAATCAGGTTTTCTTCAATGTTGACTGGAGAACCAACAGAGGTCAGGAATGATTTCTCAACACCATCAATGGTGAGTGTAAATCTCTGTGTCTCTCCATCAAATTTGGAATCCAAAGAATCAATAACCTGAAGTGAACCAAAGTTCCAACCACTGAACGAATCACTACCCAGAGATTGGATAGTCAACTCAAAGTTTGCGAATGTTTTTGTGGTGTCTGTAGGAATTCCAGTTGTTCCACCAACCTCAATTGTGAGAGTCTCATCATTACCGTAATTGAATCCAGGTTGAGAAACAACAAAGTTAGTAACACTCGATGCTTGACCAACAATGATGTCAACCTGACCACCAGTTCCTACACCACTCGAACCAGAGGTGTAAACCAAAGGAATGTTGGTGTAACTCAGTGGAGCATCAAAGTAAACTTCTGGTGGGTTAGTTGAGGTGTAACCAGTTCCGGGGTTTGTAATTGCGATGCTAACGATGTGTCCACCACTGATGGCAGCAGTTCCAATAAATTCAAGATTGGGAACACCATCACTGTAGGTTTGAACACCAACGTTCACAGTCTGGATTCCAGATCTGTAACCAGAACCTGTATTTCCAATGCTAATGGATGTGATTGTTCCAGCAGCAGACACATTTGCTGTTCCTCCCGCTGAAACCAAGGGTTGATAACCAAATCCCTGTACAGAAGTTACAGAAACAATCTTACCTCTCAATGGGAGATTGGTTTTGTTGGGATCATAACCATCCTGAACTCCAGTTCCCTGGAATGTGATGGATGTGATTCCACTTGCTTCACTCAGATCATAACCACCAATTGTTGAGGTGGAGTTGGGTTGTTGGAAAACACCATTGTAAAGAATACAAGCATTGTAAGTGGAGAATCCAACAACATTGCTGTCATCTTCCAGAAGTGTGAATACACTTGTAATTCCAGTAAATTGATCTGAGATGTCATCAAACACATAGTTGTTAGTGTAAGTCTCATCAACAGAGTTTGATGCAGCATTTCTGGTGAATACTCTTCCTTGGAATGTGGAGTGAGTTGTGATTCCAGCGTAATCTGCTTGATTTGGATTTGAGGTGGTGCTCAGTGGTGTTTGACCATAAGGTGCATCCACAAAGACCAAACTGTTACCAACAATGTTATATTGACCAACAAATTTGGTAATTGTGGCAGAAACTGTGTGTGGAACAGCCAAGGTTCCAAGTTGTCCTCTCAAAACCTGAAGGTCAGTTGCATTGTTGCCACCAAGACCTGTTACAGTCATAAACTCATCATCAACCTTAATTACATCTCCAGGGAAGAATGAAGTAATACCAGATGTTTCAAGAACTTGATCAAGAATAACACTTGCACTCAATGTGGAAGTTATCTTGGTTTTTGAAACAGGCGATTGAATCATATTGTCAATTGCCAACAAAGTTTTGGAGTTTTGATTCTTTGCTGTAATGCTGTGAGATGTTCCAATACCAACAGAGTTGATTTCCAAAACAACTGGAACTTCCTTGAGAGCGTTTTCTGCAGTTGATGCAAACTTCAGAGTGCTGTCATCAATCTTGACCACAAAAAGATCATTAGGAAGTTTATCGGTAGATCCAATTGAAGGAACTGTTGCTGTGACGATACCAATCGCACCACCTGATGGGTGACCATAATTTACATTTTCACCAGTTACAAAGAAATGATCTGGAAGAGAAACTGTGTTGAATGAAGTGTTGGCAATTGCGGCATCACTACCGTCGAAGGATCTTCTAAAGATTTCCAAACCATTGTTTTTCAATCCAAATGTGTTTTGGAGGTCCAATTTGGTACCAACATAAGAACCATTTCCTGAGTTGATCTGAAGTGTTTCTAGATCAATGTTGGTTGGTTCGCCATTTCCATCAAATATTTGGATTGGCATTCCAAATGTTCTAACCTGAACTGCCGAGTTTGCATTTGGTGTAAATGTGATGTCAATTTGAGTTCCAACAGTTTGGGCAACTCCAACTGTTCCCGTGCTGTTGTCGGTTGGTGTTTCACCAAACTGAACAAAGAATTGATTGGAACTTGAATTAAGAACAACAAACTCAATAAGTTCATATTTACTATTTGTGGTGTCTTCGACAGACAACAGATAGTAAGCAGCTTTATATGGATCATCATAAGAAGCCACTGTGACTGCATATGGTGAAGTTTCTGAAGGAATTGACTTGTAAGAAGAATTAAGTTGACCTGTTTCTAGATCTGTGCTTCCCGTGTTTGTTGAAGTGCTGGCAATTGCAATAATTGAAGAATAAGTGGTAACAGTTTCAACACCAACATTTGGTGTGTAGTTTACATTCAGATTTGAACCAACAATCTCAGCACCAAAAGTTCCAATTCCAGAGAAGAGAGGTGCTCCATCTGACATCAGATTTCCATATTCAAGGATGGTGACTGTTGTTCCATCATGAACCAAATTGAGTTCCGTTCCTGTTGCCTCATTGTTTTGGTCTTTGACCAAAACTAAAACTTTAGCACTTCTGTAAGTGGTTCCGATAGAAACAATGGATTGTGTTGTTCCAGTTCCAACAGTTGTGGTTGCACTTGAAACATTTACAATGCTTCCAAAATTAGTGCTGCTAATTCCGGCATTATCAGCAATGTTGAATGCCAAAGTACTAACATCATAACTGTCATAAGCAAACTGAACTGGATTGAACGTCAGATCCCAACCAGCAAGAGTATCAATAACATCAAATGTTCCAAGAGGAGTATTCGATTCTACGGTTGCATACTCATTAATGTAACCAATACCATTTTCTTGAAGAAGTGATAGGATAGATGCTTGTCTGTTATCTGATGTGGTTTTATCTTGTACCAGAGTGAGGATTTTGTTGAAAATTTCATTATCATCAAACTGAGAAACAGTAACATAAGGTGTTGTTCTTTCAACACTGTTGAATGTTGAACTGAAATCATCAATTCTTAGAACTCTGTTACCAACAGACTCTTCATAATCTGTCAGAATCTTGTCATTGAAGACAATCTCTTTAGAAATGACATCATTTCCAAGAACCACGGTTGTTTCTGAAGCAAGTGCCCAATCATATTCACAGTTCAGACTTGCTTCTCCAACCAAATCGTGAATCCTTTCAACATTAGAATTGAATGTTTGGACGATTGATGTAGTTGATTCCTCTTTACTGATGATTTCCAAATCAGCAAACTTAGCAAATCCAGCAGTATGGTCCAAAGAACTTACTGGATCATTCCAAGTCTGATAAGGAATTGTAGAATCCAATGAATAAGAGAAGTTTTGATAATATTCATTATTTGGAAGTTTTTGCAGGTTGTCATTCAAGAAACCAGAATCAGTTTGCCATCCGTCAATAACAGTTGACCCAGCACCTGTTGTGATTTGGGAATTGAAATTAACCTTAGATTGAACAACAGAACGAGTGTCAGAGGAACGACCAATGATAGTGTCCCCAACGTTGAATTCACCACCGGAGGAAACAATAAGTTGTTCAGTTGTATTGTTCCATCTCTCAACTCTACCAACAACACCAGAGCCATTGGTAACATTTTCACCATTGAAATAATTATTGGTTTTCAGTGTAGGAACATAAATTGGGAAATCTTTTTGATTGATGACACGACCATAAGAGTTCACTTCATCATAATTTCCAGGGAAATCACCTTCTGGAAGAACATCACTCAATCTATATTCAATATAACCACCAGTTGAATCGAGTTTCTTGTCAAGGTCACTAACTTCAAACAGGGTGTAATTATAATCAGAAGAGTTATAACCAGTTCCTGTGCTTCCAACACCAACACTCACATTTTCAACAAGAATTGTGTCACCAACACTGAAGTTGAATTGAGATGCTTCAGCAGTTGTGAAGTTTCTGTCAATATATGCTCTTGCTGTCTTTGTGGAAGAATCAAATGTTACTGATGAAATTCCAAGACCATTAGAATTGTTGACTGGTAGGATTGTTGGAGGAACATTGTAGATGCCAGTGACATTAGTGATGATTGTGACTTCCTCATCTCCCAGATGATAAGCAAGATCCAAACCAGAAACAACATTGTTGGTAAATCCATCCAGAACCACCAAATTTGGTGCTACCAAATAGTTTCTTCCCTGTGATGCAATGCCGATAGTGTCAAAGGATGACAAAGACTCAACTTTGAGAATTTCTGGAAGATTAGCAACAGGTCTTACAGTAAAATCTGAGGGATAATCAAATCCAATATTATTGAGTTGTGATTCAAGAACTCTACCAATATTTGTGCTTTGAGGTTGAACAATCGCACCACTACCACGAGAACTTCTTACTGAAGTGATTCCAGGGAGTGTTTTGTATCCAACTCCAGGACCATCAATCTTAAACTTACTGATTGGTCCAGTTACATTTGTAGAATTGGTTTCATATTCTGGAACAGAGTTGACAAAATTGTATTGAGTGGTTGTTGGAACTGTTGGAATATCATATGTAAATGAAGTTGATCCAATTCCTGTAATTATTTGTTGTCCATCATATGGTGACAGAACAACATTCAGTTGATTATTATTTGGAACAGTTGTGTCAATTGAGATCTCTTTCTTGACATCAGTGATGATGCTTTCATTGTCCAGATCAAAACGATAGAACAGTTGATCAGGAATATCATCACTAAACTCTAGTTGCAGATATGCATCAGAATCAATTCCAGGTCTTCCGTTCTTGATTACTTCAAATTTAGTGGAATTGGGAGTCTTGACAAACAGATTCACAAAATTCACATCTGAATACAGATTCATATCAAAAGCGGAATATCTAATTCCATTAACAACAAATGACAATGAAGAATCAGAAAGATCAAATTTGACAGTGTTGTTTTTAGTAACCTGAACCGCTGGATTGATTTTGGAAAGAGTTCCAGTAGAAGCACTTGTTAGATTTACAAATTTGGGATCTAATGCTGACAATTCAAACTTATCTGCAACCAAACGAATTCTGTTGGCATCGTAAGGGATAACATAATACATACCTTCATCAACCAAACCACCAGATGGTGAAGTTGACGTATGAATAACACGATCACCAAACTGGAATGGGTTATTGGAAATTTGAATTGTATTGAGCGTGGTGTCTACATCACCAGCAACAAAATCCTTGGGATCAAATACAATTCTTCTATTGTAATTGTCATACTTGACTGTAATGGTAGAAACACCAACTGGTTTGATGGTCACATAAACAAAATCACCAGTTTGGAGTGTATGTGTGGTTGCTGTAGAAACAGTAACAATGTTTCTTGATACCTTACCAGACAACACACCAGTAAGATTTGTGGTGAAACTGTGAGTGTTACCAGTTCCAACTGAAGTGAAGTAAAGAAGACCACTATCTGTTCCAACACCCACATATCCACCTGTGGAATTGAGACCGACTTTATTAGTTCCAAATCCAACAAAATTCTCAGTGAATGGAACAGCATAGAGTGGCGAAAAATCACTCAAATCAGCATAATCAGTTCCAGATACTCCATTCCAAACTTGAATGGGATTACCACCATTGGTTTCATAAACAACCTTTTCGTTCAGTTTCAGTCTATGACCAGGATAATAGAATTGTTGTGGTTGAATGAAAATGTTTGTTCTACCAACACCTGGATCAGAGAAAGTAACAGTGCTTCCAATTCCAGTTCCTGTGACGGTTCCAATAGCAACTGATTCTGCAGGATCAAAATAAAGTTCTCTGTTGATTGGGAAGGAGTAGTCAGTCTTGATCAAACCAACATTAACATAGAACTTTCTGGGATCCTCATAAAGAACTCCACCACTGGTGTAAGCATAACCAGCAGCAGTGGTTCCCTCTTCCTCACGACGAACTCTCAGTCTTCCAGTTCTGGCATCAATGTTCAGAACTTTAACTTTTTCAGACTCAATCTGAAGAATGTCATTCTCTCTGACGTGAGAGTTGTCAAATGCACCAGAAACATAGAAATAAGTGACAATTCCAGTTACACCAGTAGTCTGAACACCCAGTGTCAGAACAAAATTATCACTTCTAACTCCAACAGGATAACTGCCTTCAAATCCACTATAAAAAGTAGACACTCCACTGATGTTTACAACATCTCCATTGAGATAATTATGAGGAGCAGTCGTAAATCCAATGAATCTATTTGAGTTGACTGTATTTCTTGTGAATTCTACATTTTCAAATGATGTTGAGGATGCACTAACTGTGTTGATTGTGTTTCCAGCAACTCTTGATACTTTTGCAGTAGCAAGTCTTCCGCCACTACCTTCATTGTTGAAGATAACTTTATCTCCAACTTTATAATTCTGACCACCTGTAACTATTCCAATATTTTCAATTGTTCCAGCAGAAGTCGCTGTTATTTCAGCATACTGTGTTGTTACTTTTGAGGAGTCAAACAGATAATTATAACCACTGTAACTTCCGTCAGTGTGATATGGGGTTGTTTCTCTAAACCAACCATCTCCTTCAATATCATAATCAGTTTGATTAGAAACTGATCTAAAGTTAAAATTGTTTGGTTTTGATTGATAAGAATTACCAATCAAATATGGGAAAGCGGGTCTTCTGAATCCTTCAAACGGACCAAAGGAATCAACGGTGCTGTTAATTGTGGTGAAGTAAGCATAAACACCCTGTGGATAGTCTGGTGTAATGCAGAATCTTCCATTATGTTGATCCAGATCACCATTACCAGTGTAAATGAAGTCTTCAACGAAGAATCCGTTTGACCAAGTTGTTAGTGGTGGAGAATTATCTCTGCTTGTGATGGATCCCAACTCATAACTGGAAACCATTCTTCTGATGGCACCTGTTCCATCCACATTGGCAAATCCATAAGGACCATAGATTGGATTGCCATCATATGCCCAACCAATGATTGGAGAGTGAACTTGGCTGTCAACCTCTACATTTCCACTAATGATAAGGTCAGCAGATCCATAAACCGTATTGTCCTCATTGGTTCCACTTATGCCATAAACAGATTCTCTCAATGGACGGGGAGCGTACATTGCAGAATATTGAAGGGATGAATCATTCACATTTTGTGTAATGAACCCATCATCTGGTTTGATGTTTGCAAATCTTTCAGCAAAAAGATTAACAGTCCAGTTTCTTACTTTGGCAACCGTTCTTGCACCTTGACCTGCAGGTGTTACTGTGACTGAGGTGTTAGATGATTCATAACCAGCGCCACCTTTAATAACTTTAACTTCGACCAACTTGCCATCATTGACAATTGGAGTCAGAACAGCAAAGTTGCCAGTGTTACTGCTAATTGTCAGATTTGGTGGAGAGTTGTAACCATATCCTTTACTTCCAACAACAACTTCTACAATTTTACCGTTGCTGATAATTGGTGTGACTGCTGCATCAGCACCACTGACGAATGTGATGTCTGGTTGTCTGTCGAAGTTGAGAATCTCAGATGATCCATAACCAACACCTGTAGATGAAACATCAATGGAACTGATCTCACCTCTAAAGATTGGTTGAACTACAGCGTTGAAGTCTTGTCCAGTTCGAGTAGAAACTCCTGTTACACCATCAACCGTAACCGTGATGGGTTTGTAATTAAACGATCCACTTCCTTCATTCTCAACATTAGTGAGAATGTTATTATCATAAAAGTAATCAACTGCTGTTGACCCAACACCAACTTCTGTCAAAGAGAATTCATCTGCATTGACCTTTACAACATAATATTCTTTAGTTGACGAAAGACCAATAACACTGGTTCCTGATGGAGTGTATTTGACGATCTCTTTGTTGGAGTAACCATGATCAGGAATGATAAACCGATTCAGTGCCGTGTTGATACCCGTCAGTGATGGAATATTTCTTTGCTTATTTTCATATCCACTTCCAGAGTTAGAAACGACAATATCAGAAACAATTCTCTTCAGTAACTGCGATCTGAAGAAGTGAGTTCCAGATCCATAAGAAGTCAGGTTGACAGTGTTGACTCCAAGAACCGAATCGGACTCTGTAATGTGCAGTTTGATTGTGCTTGAATCTTGAACCGCAACATAATAACGAGATCCAGTGCTCAATCCACCAACATTAGTGCCACCTTGAGTGTAGTAAGTTACAATCTCATTGTCTCTAAATTTGTGGAAAGTGGCAAAACCAACAGTGTCATTGGTCAGGTTGACATCATATGAACCCGAGTCTGCGTTGAAGAACACATTATGTGTAACGGAGATCATGTTTGCTTTCGCCACAGCACCTTTTCCATTACCACCAAGAATGTTTACTTCTGGTGTTCCTTGATAATCAAATCCAGAATCAACGATTTCAACCCTTTGGAGAGATCCATCAACACTACAAGTACCTGTTGCACCAGTTCCAACTTCATCGGAGATGTGAAGTACAGGAGGAGTGATTACATCATATCCTGAACCACCACTGGAAACATCAATATTTTTGATTTCACCATATCTAACAGAATCTCTCGATTTGTAGTTGATGACCTCTACACCATTAATAAGAATGCCAGTGTGACCAAATTCAGTGTTGAATGTTTCATGTCTGTTGCTCTCACTTACTGGAGTGGTAAACTCTCTGTAAATGGGTTGTTCTTCAATGTTCTTTTGATAAAAATCAAAAAGTGTAATCGTATTGTTTTCAACACTTCCAGTCAGAAGAATTAGTTTACCAGCAAAGATGTCTGATTTACTTCTTGCGAGGTTGAAGGTTGTCTCATTGACACGCTTTACATAATAAACACCAGCATCTACACCATTGAATTTGCTTTCTGTCTCTGTAACGACCTCAATGCCGTCTGGAGTAGTTGTTGTGGTTTTAGTAACACCAGGTTGGTAATAAATCGATTGCCCACTGTAGAAACCATGGTTATCTACAACAATGTCATAAGTGTTATAAAAATCACCACTAAAGTTTACAGATCTTGAGTATGGATTTGTTTCTTTGTTTGAATATCGTGCGATCGAATTGGATGCGACCAAAACATCACCATTAAACTTGGTGTAAGTGTTTTGGATGTTAGCAAAGAAATCATTCAGTTGTGGGTATGAAGTTGAATTACCTTTGAGGATTTGATTTTCAACTTTATAAGGATCACCAATGGAAATAAGATCATTAGATCTTATAACAAAAGAAGTTGATGAGGTTGATCTCAGAACAGTGGCAGGCAATTTAACTTTCGTAATTCCATTGATCAGATTAACAACATATCCAGGTTTGAAGAACTGATCATCAAAAGTTCCAATCTCATAAGTGTTTTCTGTAAGGTCAACAACAGTAATTGTTTCGACATCCCAAGAGGTCTTGACATTAACAAGCCAGTTCTTAGATTTCTCTTCTGGGGATTGATAACCAAGAGATTGAATGTTTACGATGTCACCTTTCAGATATCCATAAGTCTCGCTTTGGGGTACCAGACCTTTAAGAGAAGCAGCAATGCGAACTCTAATCTCATCTGAGGTGCTAATTCCAACATAAGCATACGAATAATCATCGATGCGGATGTCTGTTTGCTCATTGATGCTATAATCAACTCCACTTACATTCAGGAGTTGTGTGTTTGTCTTTCCATTGTAGGAAAGGTAAATGATGTTTTCATCGACATCAGTAGTAATCAGATCTCCAGACTCTGGGAAATCAACAGCGGAATCAACATCAAGAATTGTGGTTCCTGCTCCAACACTGTTCAGCAGTTTGGTCTTTGGATTTACTTTGAACTCACCAAAGATGGTACCCTGAACATCAATGTCTCTTTGATATCCAGTGTCAATGCTGATCTGATAATATTGTCCTTCATCATAATCGATGGGAGCAACATTGGTGACAGAACCTCTTGCTCCTGTTGACTTCTGGAACAGTGTCAGGTTTTGCAGGTCAAGTGGATTGCCTTGGATGGTCTCAACAACAAAATCCAGAGTTACCTTGTAATCTGCATTGGATGGACGCAGCAAAAACTGACTTGGGCGAATGACATTTACATCCACACCATAAAGTGCTTGGAACAGAATCTTGAATGACTCGTCTGTTCCCTTTGAGTTATAGAAACTATCCAGACCGAAGACAAAGTTTCTTTGGTCCAGTCCCGAATAAAGTGTTCTCTCCGTAAAACCTGGAGCGAACTGATACTTGATTTTCTTGAAGAACTCCTGAAGGAACAGAATGTTCAGATTGCTGATTGTAGCGCCAGCAGTGTGCTTATCTGCTTCCGTTTCTTCAAATACCAGCTGGTCAGGGGTGTTAGACCCAGTGTAACTTGTAACCCCACTGAAACCCCTTGTGCACCCCTCAAAAGTTGAATCTGTCTTGTACTCATAAGCAATGATCTCATTATCAATTTTGATCAGACCATTAGTTTCAGGAAACCCATAAGTAAAATTACCAGACACATCAGCAGTGATGGTTCTGTCTGTGTAAGAAAGGTTGGAAGCAAGAACAGTTTCGGTGGTGAGTTGAAACAACTCATCGACCTTTACATATTGATCCAGATTTTGAACCAGATCATATGTTGCTCCCTCAAATTCTTGAGAGATGTAATATTGTTGTAAGAACTCGGCAAGCAGTGGGAAATCCTCCCTAACATATGTGGGAAGTTGACTCGCAACAATATCCTGAATCTTTACTCTATCTGCTGCCATTTCTTACTTGAATGGTTTTTATTATTTACTATGGTTTTTAATAGGTTGTTGTGGAAGTTTGAACTCCCCCAGGAACCGATAATGTCGTTGTGGCACCAGTTGTGGTGGTCTCAGTCGTAGTGGTTGTTGTCTCAATTTGAATTGGACCTCTTACCAGACTTCCATTGCTGTAACTGGAGGAAACAATGTAGTTGCTTCCAGAAACATCTTCACCGGAATCAATTCCGTCAATGATCATATTGACTGTTACATTAGAAGTATCAAGTTGAAGATAAAGATCTTGAAGACCAATCACATCATTAGAATAAGGAGTCGCTGAGATCTCAATTACTGGTTGTCCTTTATTGATAACCGTGGAGAGAATCTTGATTGGGTTGAGTTTGATCTCACCTTTGATGTAATCAATTGTTCCAATCCCACTCTTGAGAATAACAGGTTCAGTTGGAGACTTCAGTTTGAACAGGAAGATGGTTCCTGTTTTCTGGTCCATGTTTGGATTATCACCAAAGTAAACAGTCTCACTGAAACCACTTACCTTGAAACCAGACGACTTAATGTTGTAACCAATAATCTTTCCATTAGCAACGGCAGAGTGTCCGTGGTTCTTGATGTGGAATCTGTTACCATAACAAATCTCATACTCAGCAAACTGATTCAGTTGTGCTGCCATGTCTCTTCTCATGTTAACAGTTGTGATGTTAGAGGTGATGGCCTCATGACTGTTGTCAATCACATTCTGATACTTGGAGTACTTGAATCTCGCACCAAACTTATTCAGTTGTGACGAGTTAGCATAGTTGACAATGTTCTCTGAAACGATTGATTTCACAGCACTTCCAGAGGAAACAAGATTGCTGTTATAATAAACACGACTGTCTGACTCAAGATAAAGATACTTGAGGTCAATGATTTCGGTAACGATACCAGCAACAGAATATTGTCTTAGTTGTCTCTGAAGATTCTGTTTGATGTCGCTGGCAAGATAAACACCATTGTAAGGTTTGATGCTAACAAACACCTTACCATAAGCAGGTGGACTTAGTTCTTCACCACCAAAAGCAGAAACAGATTCTGCTTCAGGATAAACCTGAGGAACAACCGCTTCATAATCAGCAGCGGTGACTGCTCTATTCTGTGAAGCGTAAATCTGTGGAGCATACTTTCTTACAGAGTCTGAACTCTCAATCGCTGCTCCACCTTGAGCAGCGGAGTTAGTTGAGAGAAGTGATACTCCCCTGGTAACCACTCTGCCTTCATTATCAAGGAGTCTTCCAGCATAAGTGAATGCTGAGATACCATTTGCATCTGCACCATTACATGTGATGTAATTTGCGGTCACATAATTAGGTTCTTGTAATGCTGCACCAAATACACCGTCACCAAAAAGAAGCTCATATCTCTCTCCAGGAGACTCCTGAAGGTAGTAGATAGTACTTGTAGGGGTCACACCCACCAAAGAACTGAATTGTGAGTAAGTACGACTTACAGTGGACTGCTCTGACTCACGAACTGTAACTTTGAGTCTGGATGTGTCAATTCCACTATTGGTTAGATAGTATCTTTGATTTGGATTACGGGAACTCACTGACCAGTTTTGAGTTACATAAGTTCCCTCATAGATGTTGACATTATTGAAGAAAGCAATTCCAGTTGAATCAACAGGAACTGTAATGTCATCAACGATAGAAAAGATGTAAGAGTTATTATTGAACTTCTTATTACTCAAAGCAACGATACCAGCCTTGAGTGTCAGTGTAACTGCATCAGTCCCAGATGCATCTACAGAGAAAGAGATATTAGCTACAGCCGATTTTCTTGACTTAGGAACGTACCCAATGTTCCTAGCCAGAGAAACCACATTCTCCCTTAGAGTTGCACTATCAAGAAACACCTCATTCGTCACCATGTTGGCGTTGTATGAAGTGATGTAAGTGTTATAAGCGAGAGCGTCTACGATTGTTGAGAGGTTCGATCCCTCAAAATCATAATCAGTAAAGTTTGAGTTCGCCTTCAAGTAATCCTGAATGGACTGCTTGATCTGATCAAAGTTTACGTTGCTAAAATTAACTAACGGCATTTTACCTGTTGGGTTCTAAGGCAAAGGTGAGTTGTTGTACAGGTACATCAATACCAACGATGTAATATGAAACAGTGACATGAAACTCATAGGAATCATAGTCTGCTGAAACATCAACCTTATTCAGACGAACACGAGGTTCATAAGCATTGATGGTATATTCAATTTCAGACTTGATTGATTCAGCAGTCAACTGATCAAAGTTCTCAAACAATAATGCTGAGACATTCGAACCCACATCAGGTTGGAAAGGTTTCTCTCCAGGAACCGTTAGCACCAGATTCTTGAGAGCACGAGCAATCGCGTTCTCATTCTTCAGAGCAATCAAATCATCATTCAGAGGATTAATCTGAAAAGATGCACTAATATCTTTGAAACCCTGACTGGTTCTTTGTGCAGGTTGAATTGGCACAGAAGTACTTACAACAATTCAACCTTATTTAGAAGGCTAAAACTCGGTTAGAGGAATAGGTTCTGTACCATATTCCCAATCATCATAGTCTTCTTCGTTACGGATCTTCTCGTGAAGTTCGTTCTGATGGAAGAAGTCGTGTTTCTTAGGAGTGTGTTTGTCGTTAGCAATCTCACGAAGCATCTTCTGATGCATGTGGTTGCCTTCGTTATCTAAAAAGTCGTGCATGGTGCTTCCTGATTTACAATGAAATCAGAACTTTTTAAGGGGTTCCTATCCCTTTAGTAATTTATGTCCTTGTAGAGATTTGTTTTCTCTTCCTCAGTCTGCCAATAGTAATCATCTGTGTCACCAAGTCTTCCCCATCTTACACCACACTCCACCTGATACTCAATGGTCGAAACCTTAAAGTCAGGAACCAATGGTTCTTCAGGTGTGATGGACAGGTCATACAGTCTCATTCTGTTGTTAGGATACAGAGCAAACTGTCCATTATCCAACTCAACACAGTTATGTGACTTGTGCTCCTGTGGAATCTCAGAGACACTGTAATCAATTACATCTGGGTTTGCATGGTAATTATCAAGAGTGAACAGATACTGACCCTTGAGGAAACCATGATCACGAGAAAAGACTTCGGCATCCATTGAAGAGATGAATGCCTTATTCATACAGGCAACTCCATAATCCATACAGTTCCAGAACTGCAGGTTAGGAAGATCCAAGTCTGGATCTGGAGTCTCTGGACGACTTACAAACGCACTGATGGGCAGTTTGTCAAACATTGCTCCATACTTTGGAAGATAAGTCTCAAAGTAAAAAGCACGTCCAGGAATGGACTTTGCTGAGATCCAGACACCCTCTACAAACTCCCCATGCCCATCTTGATGATCACGAAGATATTCTTTACGAACCCAGACCTTTTGTGCGGGGAGATTGCAGATTAGATTCATCGTCCTTGGCCTCTGTACCTTTTCTTTGCCTTGTTACGGGAAGTCGCAGCATACTTTGTATTACGTCCACTGCCCTGTCGTGTATTCTTGGGGAGTGACTCCAGAACGTCAACTCCACCCTTACCCTTTGAGAACTTTGCCATTGATACCTCAGATTACACGAGTCTTTTCATGTCCCACACGAATGCGGGGATCACACCAGATTTCCATTCCTGCTTCGATTGCATCCAAACAGAAGGAAACGTCTTCACCACACATATCCTGAACTGCACCAGATTCAAACACTTGCATCTTAGGAGCAAACCAAGGATACTTCATCTCAGGATGTTCAAAGACACCATTCTGAATCATGACCCAACCAAAACCAGTGTAGTCAACGGTGAATGGTTTCTTACGCTTACTGATACCATCAACCATCTCATGGTTCATGACACCACCATTATTACGGAAGTCATCCTCTTCCAACCAGTGAGCAACAGAAGTGGTTCTTCCATCCTCAGTTGAATACCAACCAGCACTGATAGGATGCATGTTCTCTTGAATGATCTCACCTTCTTCATCCACTGCATCAGCAGGGAAGGCAAGATCAGCAAGTTGCCAGAACTTTTCAGTAGTGAAGATGATGTCACTGTCAATCCACAGTTGCCAATCATACTTCAGTTTCCCATCCCAGGGAATCTGATCAGGACCACGAAGAACATTTGCACCCAGACACTTACAACGGGCAAAGTTCACCATGGAACTATAGTCTTGTGAGATCTGGATACTCATTTGGTTCTGTACCAGATCAAAGCACAGCTGAACAAAGTTCTTCATGAACGCATATGAACAACCACGTCCAGGAAGACAGAAGACAATGGCCTTCCCCTTCATTCTTGCTTTAATTGCATCATAGTCCCACTCGGGAACTTCTTTATTTGTGTTCGGCTTTGACGCCTTAACGGTAAACCCTTTGGCCATGAAATTTAATTCACTCCACTTCAGTTAAAATTATAACGCCTTATTTAGAGACTCTCTAATGGCGTCCTTACCCCATGAAACCTGAAACACAATACACTGTGCCTTTAGA